GATTCCTACCCCGTTTCCCTGCAAAAAAAGGGGTCAGTACTGCTTACTGTTTACGGCATATATATTTTTTGGGTAATTGTTTGAGCGTTTCACTATGTATATAGACGGTGGGTGTGTATATGCGTAGGGGGGGGTGGGGTGGTCGCAGGATGATAGACAGATTTGCTGAGAGGCGGGGGTGTGCTAACCGTTAGCATATGCTGTACTGCGTACACAAACCGTTGGGCTATGGTGTACTGTCTAAGCTAATGCAAACTGTCAGGCTTGGCCTCGTCATCAGCCTTGGCTTGGAGTGCTGCTAATCGGCGCTCTATCTCTGCCGCGACACTCGTGCTATCCCTGTCGCCACTGTTTGTCTCGACTACATCTTTGAACATGCCCACAGTCTGGCCCAGTAGCTGCGCTGCCTTGAGCTTGTTGGTATCGGTAGGCTCGGCACTGTCCATCCACTGGCGCAGCCGCTCCAGAACTTTCTCCCTGTCGCTGACCAGCGAGGCCGATACTGCACGTTCATTCTTCTCCCTTATCTGCTCCAGCAATAGGGTAATGGCAGGGTTGGCGGCGAGTCTGCTGGCTTCTGTCCTGATGGCTGCCGCGCTCATGTTCTCGCACTGGTACGCTTCCCTGTACGCATCACTTAAGCTCATGCCTGCACCACTACCCAGTGCCAGCGCAAAATGCCGCTGTTTGCTGGTGAGTCCTGACTTCGGTCTGCCCATGCTTGCCTGTTCCAATGCCTGTATTGGTGCCGATCATACTGCCGACGCACTGACCGTCCATCACCAGTACCCAGTAAACTATATGCACAAAAAGCTTGACATATCGTACTTGCCGCTAGGAGGCCCAGAATTGCGTTCTAAGCGACGTTTGGCCTAACCCATACCATCGCATTGCCTACCCCTCGAACTACGCTTAGACGGAAATTCGTATGTAACTTGTTGATTACAAAGCACTTTATACTGCATACCAACTATTTACTGCTTATTTGCTTGTCAATACTTGTATTGCACACTGTTACCTGCTATTCGCGTGCGCGTTCCTCTTATCCCGAATTCATCCCCCTGCTTACCGTGTGGCGAGCCAATATCAAAAGGGCTAGTAATAAATCCCCGCACCACTCGTTGTATCTGCAAGCTTAATTATTTATTGCTTACAGGGTATTGCGTACTGTTTTTATATGTGTGTAAAATCCACTCAAGCCCACGGGGGAGGCTTTCCCAATCCCCGCCAAGCCCCTCACGGGGTGCCTTGAGAGACAGGCTTAAATGTGAACCAAGTCTGGTAGGCCTACCGCCTACGCGACAGGGGTGCGTTATGAAACGCGCTGCGGGTCATAGAGGCCCAGCCCCTCCGGTAAGAGTCCGGCGCACCTACGGCGTTAAGCGATACACAAGTTCCCCGACAGGCATACAAATGCCGCTTGCGGTTCGGGCTATTGGCTGAGGTTTACCCCCTCAGCTACCGCAGAGCTTCGGCTCACCAATGACCACTCACCGAGTGCTTATTGTTGATTCGATCAATTTGGAGAAAGTGTGATGACTACTTCAGAACGTAAGGCAGTGCTGCGGTTCAACCGCCGCCGTCTTTTCCTTAACCGAATGATCATGCGAAAGCGTGCATTCATTTCATCAATCCGCAGGGCTTTGCAATCGCAGGGCAGTGCATCAATCGGGAGTCTGTAATGACAACAACCTTTACCATTTCGAGAATGCCTGTCGGCAGCGGGTTCCAAGTGACCCAACAAATTGGTGATCGCAGACCAGTGATCATCGCCCACTCACGCAGTGCTGATGACGCTCAGAGCTTTGCTTGGCAAAGATTGTCTGACGCGACTGACCGTGGGCGTGAGGCTTTCATAACCATCGACATGCGAGGGTCTTAAACATGGAAGAACGTGTTGATCTTGAGCGGGGGCGCGTGTCGTTCCTAGACCTTGCCACTGGGCAGGTTGAATACACTGGCAACGTGCATGCTGTTTCAGTATGCGTCGTTCCTAACTTTGACCGCTTCGAGGATTTCGAGGCTTGGGTTGACGATCTACTTTCCAACTGATGAGTGCTGGATGGTAACCAGCCGAAACCGCGCAGGAGGCGCGGTCTTGGAAAACCAATCGGGAGTTTGTAAATGACAGACCAACAAATCATCAGCCTGTTTGATTCTTCAAACATCACGCTGCGGGAGCTGGCAGCAATTAGTGGGCGCTCAATCGCTCAACTAAAAACCTTGCTGATGGGGGCTTAAACAATGCTTAAGTTTCAAAGCTGGGGCGCTGGTGAGCGCATACGCTTCTAACATTCCAACTGACGAGGCTGGGTGGTTCTCAGCCGAAACCGCGCAGGAGGGCGGTCTTGGAAAACCAATACAACAACTTGGAGTGACATACTATGTCCATTAACGCATCAAAGGTCAGCCCTTCGCAGGCCTCAGAAATGCTGCTGGCACACGCCATCAGTCAACTATCTGGCGGCAAGCGCCACAAGCCCGTGTATCTCTGGGGCACCTACGGCGTTGGCAAATCATCCATCGTCAAACAATTGATCACCAAGCTTAGCGCCCACTTTGATAAGCCTGTCGGCTTGCTAGATGTTCGCCTGTCACAGTTTGACGCAGTCGATACTCGCGGCATCCCGTACATTCGTGACCAGCGCGATGCGCTCGATACGGTGGGTAATGACGAGATTGCTGGCATGAGTGACGAGGTAAGACGCGCTGCCTATCAGCTATTGTCGGCTGGGCCATCGAAGACTACCGAGTGGTCTACGCCATCATGGCTGCCCAATGTGGCGCGTGACGGCGAGTTCGGCATCCTGTTCTTGGATGAGATACAGCTTGCATGCCAGTCGGTCAAAAATGCTGGCTACCAGTTGCTTAATGAGTTCCGCTTGGGCGACTACATCTTGCCTGCTGGCTGGTTTGTCATTGCCGCATCCAACCGTCCCAATGACGGCGCTGGTGTGTCTGGGCGTATGGATGCTGCTGTGAGCACCCGCTTTAAGTATCACTTAGATGTTATGCCATCCGCTGCTGAGACCACCGATTACTTCCAAGATATTGGGGTTCGCCCAGAGGTAATCGCGTTCCTGAAGTTTCGCGGTGAGGCTGTCGGTGATCAGGCCGGACTCATTCATGAGTTCCCTAATGGCGGCACCGCAAAGGACAAGGTTGCCATCGCTACCCCGCGAACATGGGAATCTGTCAGCGACATCCTTGACGATGGTATGGCGGCTGATCTGGAGCACATCGCCATTGAGGGCGCTATCGGCGCTGGCGCTGCTGGCGAGTTTGTCGCCTTTCTCCGCACCATGCGTAACCTGCCAGACATCAACTTGTTTCTGTCAGATCCGCACAACGTGCCACTGCCCAATGAGATCACCACTCAGTATGCAGTGACCGCTGCGCTGGCTGCGCGGGTGACCGCCGACAACCTTGGCAATGGCGTGACCGTTGTGTCCCGCATCAACAACGAACTGCTGGAGGTGTTCTGGATACTGGCAACGCGCCGTGACCCAGACCTTAAGGCTTCACCTGAGTATGTCGCCCACAAGGCAACGTACTAAACCCAACAGGGGCTTCGGCCCCTCCACCTTATTTATTTTGGAGTAAATACCTATGGACAAGATCCAGAACAACGCAATGCTGATCGCCGCGACGATCAAGAAATTCTCAAACAGCCGCAAAGACACCAGCATATCTGCTGAGGTTGCCGCGACTAAGAACGCCAACCCCAAGGTCATTACCGTGACCAAGAAACTGCTCGACGCACCCGCCGTTAAGGCACTCAACCGTATCGCTGGGCAGCTTCGCAACTCAGTGCTCAACCCCCTGACCATGCCTTGGGAAGACGGTGTGCGCCTGATCACCGTTGACCAGATCGAAACATTCGAGGCTGAGTGGGACAAGAAAGTAGACCGCGCTGAAGAGCTAAAGCGCGAGGTCATTACCGAGTGGCCCAACATACTCAAACGTGCCAAGAAAGACCTTGGTGATTCTTTCGATATCTCAGAGCTACCCAGTGCTGAGTTTGTCGCTGGCAGTTACCAATTCAGCTACATACTACGCGCCATGCCCGACTCCGGTGATATCAGGGTCAACCTGCCTGCCGACAAGATCGCCAAGATCAAGGCTCAGGCCGAGTCCGATATCAACAAGCGCGTCGAGTCTGCTGCTGAGTCTGTGCATGAGCGCGTGATCGACACCTTGCAGTCTCTGGTTGACGGCCTAGAGCGGCACGGTAGCAAGCCTGCTGGTGCCAAACGTGCAAGCAAGTTTGCAGATACTACTGTCGAGAATATCGAGAAGCTTGCTCAGGTTTTGCCTTCACTCAACATTACCGGCGACCCCAAGCTTACGCAGGCAAGCAACGCTATTCTGTCTCAGCTTAACGGCCTAGATCCTCAGCGGCTGCGCGACTCTTCGAGTGAGCGTCAGGCTGTTGCCAACAAGGCCAAGTCGATTGTCGATAACCTCACTGGCCTTTGGGATTAACGGAGAAATAATTATGTCCGCGTTAAACATTATGTTGAAAGCTCGACGGCGCATGCTGCGCGAGTTTCCATACTTTGGCTTCCGACTGCATCAGCTACTGCTGGTGCCGTCAACCAAGACCTCTACGATGGCAACCGATGGAAAGGCTATCTACTTCAACGAGAAGTGGGTGCCTGAGCAGTACGCCATCCACGGTTACAAGTTCATCATGACCGTACTGGCTCATGAGATCATGCACGTTGATGGGTTCCATCACCTGCGTAAGGGCAGCCGTGACCACAAGCTTTGGAATGAGGCCGCCGACTACGCCATCAACTACGCGCTAGTGCGTGAGGGCTTTGAGGTTCACGATGGCCTGTACAGCACCGACTACATTGGCAAGTCTGCCGAACAGGTGTACACCATCCTCGAAAGCCAGCGCAGCACTGAGGCCGACAAGCCCAGCACTGGCAACGGTGGCGCTGACGATGATGACTCAGGCGATGGCGCTGCCGATGGGGATGCCCCTGATCAAGGCGACAACGGCTCTGAGGGCGGCCCTGACGGCGATACTGGCGATGCTGGCGACACTGGCACCTCTGGTGACGGCGACGGCCCTGCTGACCCTGACGCGCCTTGGGGCGAAGTCTGGGAAGGCACCAACAATGACGGCACCCCGATGTCTGCTGACCAGAAAGCTTCTGTGCAGCGCGAGATCACCAGCCAGATATTCGAAGCTGCCAAGGCTCAGGATAAAATCAAGGGCAAAGGCGAGGGCCGAGGCGCTGCTGTTGACCAGATCATCAGTGGCGTATCCGGTGACCCAGTCCCTTGGTTCGAGCATCTCAAGGATGCGTTCTCCGACTATGTTCTGACTGAGCACACCTTTGCTCGACCAGAGCGCCGACTGCTCTCGCAGGGCATGATCTTGCCGACGCAGGAGCGTGAGCCTAACGGCGAGCTTGTTGTGTCGGTAGACACCAGCGGATCAATAGGCCAAGACGAGCTAGACGCTATTGCAGGCCATGTGCAGGACATCATTGATGAGATCAACCCGATCAAGACTGTGGTGATCTACTGCCACCATGTCCTCTGCGGCGTTGAGGAGTTTGATCGGCATGAGGATCTAACGCTCAGGATTCCTGAGACTGGCGGCACGGCATTCAACCCACCGTTCAACTATGTTGCGCGTGAGGGCTTGGAGCCATGCGCGATGATCTACTTCACCGATGGCTGGGGTGACGTTGGGCCAGACGGCTGGCACGACTTCAGTGAGCCTGACTATCCGGTGATCTGGGCAACGACAGACCGTGAGCCTTTCTTCGCTGGGTGCGAACCCTTCGGTGAGGTGATACGGGTTACATAACAGCGGCAATAGCCGCGACCCATCCTAGCCACGATGTAAAACTTGCACGATGCGTCCTGAGTATGACGAGAAAAACTGCTCACGCTGATTTCAGTGTAGTGCCTACCTTGGTGGTCACTACGGTGCAATCCGCACCGCAACCCATTACTTATTTTTTGGAGAATAGTGATATGAGATTCGAGATTACGTTAACGCTGGCAGTGGTATGCGCTGCTTTGTCTGCGCTTATGGCGCTGCTGGGATACGAGTACTCTTTCGGCAGCGGGTTCGGGTTAACGCCCGTGATCGCATTCCCCGCGATGATCGCGTTGTGGTTTGTTCCGGTTTGGTTTGTTTACAGCAACCGCACACCTTCGGTTGAGCAAGAGCTTTTGGAAAATTACCTCAATGACCTGCGTTACTGGGCAGGCACTGGTTCGGTGAATTACTTCACCAATGGCACCCCTTACTTTGAGACTAGTGAGGAGCTTATGGATTACATCAAACTCGTAGAAACCGCCGTGGAGGGCAAATAGTATGGATAATCAAGAGAAGTTTGAGAAGGTGAGCATGGCGCTTCACGAAGCCCTGCCCGATGATTTAGAGGGTGGGTGGGAGATCGCCAGAATCATTGGCATGGTCTTGCTCACCTACAAGGTCAGCTCTCCAGCAGAGGCTGCACTGATCTGCGTAGAGGCTGCCAGCGAATACAGCGACTGGCTAGTCGAGCAGTTAGAAGAATGCACCTGCTCACCAGAGGAGATGCATTGATGTGTGATCGACCCGACAGTTCGTTTCACAACCCATACGAGTATGACGCAGAATACTGCGATGCGTGTGGCGCTGAGATGTACGAAGATGAGGACGAAGAGGGCCGAATGTTACCGTTCTGCCCAGACTGTCCATAGTTGACCGCTGGAGTGTATTAGGTTCTAATCACCGGACTCCTGCTCTCCCCACCCCCTGCCAAGCCTCTCCAGCTTGGTTAGGGGGAACCCCCCCTAGTTTATTGACCAGTCAATAAGTAAAAAAGTTTGCGTCCTGCATGCTTTACAACTCCCATATGAAAACAACATTTAGATAGCTCGACACCAAACAGGTACATCTTGCGCCCAAAATCTGGGATGAGTCCCAGTATCGTGTTAGTCATCCTGCCCCACGGTTTTTGATAGCCCACCTACAACTGTGTTTTGCATCACCACTGGCACACATAACACCGCTATTGGTAACGGCGCTGGTAACGTAGCGACGGGTACTTACAACACGGCTATAGGTGACCAGCGGTATCAGTTCCTACAGGCTGTTTTTGATAGCCACCCCCAAGCCGGACAGAAAATACACCAAGGGTCACAAAAACATTTCTGTCGGTGATAAAAATATTTATGTCGGTAGTACCGGACAGACAGACACCCCTATGGGGTGGTGTCTGTCTGTCCGTCCTGACTGGTTTATATATTCCTGCTCAGTCGGCAAGACCACAGGTATCTACAACACACCTATAGGTGCTATGTGGAATAAGGCTTTGCGGGGTTTTTTGATAGCCAGTTATTCGCTACCAACTTTCCAACTTTTTACGCGAATGTGCGTAAGTTGCTTGTGGTTGCTAAACCGAATCTAGGACGGTTGTCAGAGTCTCTATGTCAGACAGCGAGTCGGTTGGCTTGTCCTCTACTATCATCAGGTAGGTCAGGGAGGCTGCATGCTCCCCAAATTCTTTTGCAATTCTTTTGAACGTGCGACTGAGCATCAGGATTTGTTCGTTGCGATTTCCCCGATGCCCACCACTGTGCGTAGCGGTCATGTCTGGACTCTTGAGGTAAACGCCAGCCTGAACAGCTTGCGAAAGTATTCTCTCGGCAGCTTGGTGGTGCCTAATCGTTATGTATTTCTTGAGCAGTAAATGATCAATGAATGTCTGGTCAGCAACACGGGCGCGGCCTATACCGCTATCGGATTCCTCCAAGGCGATGACATGGCGGCGGTGGAGTGCCGCCGTGCCAATGTCGTTAACCTTAGATTTCAACGTCCCACTCATCGTCGGTCTCGTTAAAGTCTTTCACCCTTGGCGGCGAGAACGTGTCTGGCAGATCGTATTAGCTGATTTCACTGTACCTGCCCGTAGGTATGTCATAGTCCAAGACGGTGCCGCCCGTAGTGCCTATCCATTTGAACCTGACCTTCCAGACATGTATCTCAGTGGCCTTCTCTGGGCTGAGGTGTACGGTGATCCCAAGGTCTGCCTTGGCAAAGAAGCTGGCGCTACCAGAGATGTTCATCCCCTTTGGCACCGCTGTTGTGCCGTCTGGGTTGGTTGGCATCTTGGCTGGGTGAGCGATAAACCAGATGTGAATCTGATTGGCTCTAGCAAACGCAACAAGCCTAGTCAGCATCTCATTGATGCCCTGATGCTCATTGTCCAATGACCTACTCTGCGAAATGTAATTGTACGGATCGATGACCAAGCCTCGTATGCCCAGCCTCATAACAGCTTGCCTAGCGCGGTCTAGGATACTGTCGATTGTGGTTGCCTCGCCTCCACGCTGCTCCAAGAACAGGAAGTGATCGTTGACCCAGTTCATAGCACTGACAGACTCAACCCTGCTCATGCGGTTTGGCATCCCGTCAAAGAACGGCTTGCCGACAAACTTTTCTGATAGCTTGGCGATGTGCAGGGGAGGTGGGTTCTCAAAGCTTGCAATGGCAAACCTCCAGCCCTCGTTTTGTGCCAGATTAACCATTATCTGGTCAATAAACTCAGACTTGCCAGATCCCGGCAGTCCGGTAACCACAGACAACTGCCCCGGCACCACTGTGAATAACCTATCGACAGACGGTATCCCCGTAGACATCCCGCCCACCAAGCCGTTGTCGTACAGGTGAGCAATGTCCAAAGCATAGTCATCCGCTGAGTACACACCCTCCAACGGCATAGCTGCCGCCCTGTCAATTGCCAGTGCCAATGCCTCTGGCCCAAGCTTTACCAGAACATCGTTTGCGTCCTTGCATCCATCAGGCCATTCGACAGACCAGCACTTGGCCCTACCGATACGCCTAGCCAACTCCTCAGCCAATGCGAACCCAGCATCGTCACCGTCAGCAGCTAGGACAATCCTGTCTACCCGCTCAATCAAATCCTTTGCCGCCCAGATGTAGGCGAACTTGTTATCGTCTTCTGGGTTTAGTTCTTTTGTGCTTACTTTCTGTGGCGCACCGTTGGGTACGCTGACGCAGGAATCTATGCCAGCCGTAGCGCATGCCAGCAAATCCATTTCACCCTCGACAATGACCAGTGTGGTTGCGTCATCTGGCACCTGCTCTGCACCCCACAGGGTTCGGGCAGCACCGTCTTGTGTAAACGCCTTGCCCTCGACGCTACGCCACTTCACTGCTTCTTTGTTGCCGTAGACAAAACCGATAGACGGCTGCTCACCGCTGTTGTGGTAGAACTTTGTGCCACTAACGACCGGATACCTGTCAACGACAGACGGGTCTATACCTCTATCTGACAAGCATTTACTGATCAACTCTTTATCGGTGGTCTTCGGTACGGATATTGCCCTGACTTTGGGTGCCTGTGGGCGGTAGTCTGGATGGTCTGTTTTGCCAGCTAAACCGCAATGATGGCAGTGATACAGGGTTGTGTTCCCGTCCATCGTTACAGTCATTGATTTCATGCCCTTCTTCTTTCTTGTTTCACTGCATACTGGGCAAGGTATACGAGCGTTCTCGGTGTATTGGACTAGGATCGAATCCAAGTCTTCTTTATTTAGCATTTGCACTCCTGCTTTTGCTGTGGTTAAAATCCACCGTCAGGTGGTCTTAGGAATATGCCCAGCTTGGAACATTCCTTAAATAATTAGGAATCTTCCTGAACAGGAATATTCCTAGCCGGTTTTATCACCTCCTCCAGCAGATCCATCACCGCCCTCTTCCTTTCAACACCCCGCAACTGAGCAGCAGCCAAAGCTTGTTGCCTAAAGTCAGCACTTACATTGAACGGCATAGTGATTGTCTCATCTGCAAAATATTGGATGGCACTGATTCTATCTCTTGAGGAATCTGAGTCGATATCTTTTACAGTTTGCATAAAAATTCTTTTCTTAAGTTTTCTCCTGCGCTTTTTCCACGCAGATTTCTGCTCTCGGCTGATCACGGTCTAACCCCCAAAAAATGTGTTTTTGTTTCACCTGCCTGTCGTTCTCATAAATCTTGTCCTGCATGCAGTCTAGGATTACCGATTCATCCAGATCAGGTCTTCTCGTTGCATAGAAAATATTCATGGTCACCGACAGATCCCCCTCCAGAAGCTTTGGTAGTACAGGGCATTGCTTGGCAAACGTGTCTACATAATCCCTAGCCTTCTTGCTTTTGATGAACGCAGTCTTCCCCCGAATCGTCACAAGCTTTCGGCTATTTGCTTTCGATGCAGGTTCACCATAAATTGTGAACTGTACTGTTGTCAATGTATACTCCATATGCTAGATTCGGTACTCACTCTAGCATACACACTGGACACATGGCTAAAATCAAATCATTTTTAACCGCATTGGAAGACGAAGGGTTCATCACTTATGACGAGCAACAACGAAGATTTATTGGTCTTGGAGGACAATGTCCCACTACCCAAGGACAACCGCATGGGCGCGGGAGAAAGCCTGCCAGCAAACTTCAAAAAGATTGTGGAACAGATGAGGGTTGACCAATCCTTTTTTGTCCCGACTGAGAGCGAGGCGCATCGCAAAGCGAAAACCAACGCCATTAGGTCAGCAATACGGAGAATGCAGAACGATGTTAAAAGCAGTGTGGAACCGGATTCGACATTTTCTGTCAGAAAATACCCTGATCCAAAACGTGGGGCAGGACAATACGGTTTACGAGTTTATCGAGTCACCTAAAGAGCAAACGCAGGAGTGCAATATGTTCAAGATCGAAGACAGTCCTAAGCCACCCTCGAAAGAATCTCTATTGAGGATTGAGGTTATGGAGACCATAGCAGCGTTGAAGGCCGGTCAGCACTTTGATGTGCCTTATGACTACGAAGGCCTTGGCAAGGTTCGGGTTGTGAGCTGTGTCAACAACTACGTCAGCCAGTTCAGAATTGGGCAGGGTAAAGACTGTCCGTTCATTTACAAGGTCACTAACTGTAAAAAGGAAAAAGGCGGGTACTCTCGCGTTTCCATGCACAAGTGGCACAAAGTTCTACCACAACACGAAATACGATGAAGATTACTAACCAGTTCAACCTCCCTGATGTCGTTGTGGATGCATTGCTGCAAGATGATTACACCAAGGGCAGGTCAAACAGGTCTGTTACAAGCCTTATCGACAGCCCCCGTGTAGCGATATTGCAGCGCAATAACGAACACCGGATAGAGCAGGATGTCGTGGATTTCCTGTGGTCTCGGTTCGGCACATCTGTTCACGGCATGTTTGAGAAGGCGGTAGCCAACAATGAGCATGCCAACGTGATATCAGAGGAACGCATGTACGCCGAGGTCAGGGGTTGGACGATTAGCGGTGCTGTTGATTTGCAGGAAGTGTATGACGATGGCGTACTGATCAGCGACTACAAAGTCACATCAGTGTGGTCTGTCATTCATGACAAGACTGAGTGGCACAATCAACTGAACGCATATGCTTGGCTTGTTCGCTGGTCTAAAGATTTACCAGTCAAGGGGCTAAGGATCATTGCAATCCTGCGTGATTGGCAGAGGCGTAAAGCCCAGATGGAGGCAGACTACCCTAAGTCGCCAATCCATATTGTCGAGATACCCTTGTGGTCAGAGGACGATGCCGACAAGTACATACGAGGACGGGTGAGGCTTCATCAGGAGGCTGAGTACGACTATCTGGTCAGTGGCAGCGATCTACCGGCCTGTACAGCCGCTGAGAGATGGGAGAAGCCAACTACCTATGCTGTACTCAAAAAAGGCCGTAAACGGGCTGTGCGCGTTCTGACAACGAGAGAAGAAGCTGAGGCCTACATCGAACCACTTGGCACAGGCCATGCGATAGAGGAGAGGCTTGGTGAGTCAACCCGATGTTCGCAAGACTGGTGCCGTGTAGCGAGGTGGTGTGATCAATTTCAAATGGAGTCTTGAGTTGGAAACAGAAAAAGGAAAAGTGAAGTTGGAGGCGACTTACAATAGTGATAACCGCCAGCTAACAGTGGTAGTAAACCCGATAGATCCAGACACAGTGTCTGAAGCGGTCTATGAGTTGTTGAATTGGTGCGAGGGTTTCCTGCACGAAAAGATCACCAAGATTGAGGGCTTGGGTGATGATTGAGTCCGACAAGCCAACCTACGAAAAGATGGTTGCCGTGTTTCAAATTACGCAGATCCCTGCGCTACAGATGGCGATAAGGGGTGATCAGGCTTCGTTCAATTGGGCTAAGGGTTTTCTCTTTGGGTTTCCAATGAGTCAGTTCTACCAGCTTGAGCCGATTGAGATCTCTAACATACTAGAAGCTGCGCTTGAGGAGCATTACGGGGTGCCAAAGCGGCACTACAGAAATAAATTAACGGGGTTCAGTAAAGACCCATTCAGTTCACAAAACTAATCCATAGCAGGAGTGCAACATGGAAAATGACGTATCGCTAGGCGATATCTGGGCCACCCTTTACCCAGTGAAATGCAACGAGTTTGCAAAGAAGAAAAACGGGTTGACCTATTTGGCTTGGAACGAGGCTTGGCGGCTGCTCATGAGCCACTACCCTACCGCTCATTACGAGTTCGGGGAGAACGAGGTTCATGCTGATGGCTCGCAAACAGTTCACTGCACAGTAGCTATCGCAGGCCATGCACGGCACATGTGGTTGCCGGTCATGGACTACAAGAACAAGGCTATACCTAACCCCAACGCCCGTGATGTCAGCGACACAAAGATGCGCTGCTTGGTTAAGACCATTGCAATGTTCGGGCTAGGGTTCCATATATTTCAAGGGCAGGTTCAGCCTGAAGACACATGGGACGATTCCACAGAAGAGGCGAAAGAAGACAAGCCCGTCGCTGAAAAGCCGGTTGCCAAGAAGCCTGCTGCAAAGAAGCCAGAGCCAGAGTTTGACGATGATGACTTCTTTTTCACCGATACTCAGGAGGGTGCAGACCACTGGGTAGATCGGTTAATCGAAACGGTGAACGGGCTGGTGGAGACCAAGAAGGGTCTACGCAGTATCTGGGATGGAAATAAGAAGGCGGTGGACAAGCTACAGGCTGAGTACCCCGAATCTTACAAACGATTGGCTGACGTTATGAAAGCCAAGCAAGACGAACTAAAGAAGAAGGAGTCCGAAAATGGATAGTCAATATCCCAAGGGTGAAGGTGGGTTGTGGATGCACGACAAGAAGAACGAAAAGCATCCGGATATGCGAGGTCATATCTATGTGTCGAGAGACCAGCTTAAGTTGTTGTTGGAGATGGCAAAGGACAACCAAGCGAACCCAGACCCAGAGTTTAAGCTCAAGGTTGATATCGCTATGTGGAACCGTGTCGCCAAGGATACTGGGCGAGAGTACAAGTACCTCAGCACGGAGGTCTACAAACCAAAGCCAAAGCAGGTTGAGCCACAATCTGACTTCGGCGGCATGGACGATGGGCTAGACGAAGATATACCGTTTTAGGGGGTCGCATGGGTTTGATAATAGAGATTGACGAGAAAACTCGTATTACCACAGATCGGTTCAACTGGATTGTGCAAAAGCATGTTGGTAGTAACTGGGCAAGCAAAAGCTACCATCGCAGTTACAAAGACGCTTTGAGGCAGATGACTGAAGACCAGATCTTGAACAGCAATGCCGGTGACCTGCAAGAGTCCATTGAGCGAGTCGAGGACATCATTGATCAGCTAGTCGATATGCACAAAGACCTGTTGGTGCATCCCAGTGATCAGAAGCTTGCTGATGCGTCTTGATATCAAGGGTTCTGGTGTCGGTGAAGCACTGGGGCCGATATGCGCCCTAGTGCCTAACCGTAGCGCCGAGATTATGGATTTGTTTATGCGCTGCAAGAAGGGCTTGGTCATTGAACTAAAGCCCTTGCAGAAGGGCAGGAGTCGCAACCAAGAGGGGTATTACCGTAAGTGGTGTGCGGCGTTTGCAGATCACTGCGGAATGACACCTGATGAGATGCATGAGGAGATGCTTTGCATGACCTTCGGCAGCGTTGAGGTTGAGACCAAGTTTGGTATGCGCCGTAGGCCAGTGACTCGCAGCGGAGAGACCAACACAGCAACATACTCACGGTTAATAGATAACCTGATCAACACCGCTGCTGATATGGACTTTAGGGTGCCACCGTCATGAGGCCTACATATGAGACAGACCAAGACGTTGAGTACGAGAAGCATGTTGCGGATGTGTTTGCAGAAAAGCACGGTATGACTTGGGTCAGAAACCCTGTGAAGTACCCGATAGACATTAGCTTTATGCGGGGCAATGAAATTGTCTTGTTTGCCGAGATAAAGTGTCGAAAGGTAAACAAAGACACCTACCCGACATACATGATATCTGTGTCGAAGGTTATGGCTGCTAGGGCATTAACAGACGCAACGGGTGTAGAGTGCCTACTGATTGTGAAATGGAAAGATAATGCTGGTTGGATAAACCTGAACAAAGATCCTGACAGTGTAGGGTTTGGTGGTCGGGTAGATCGTAACGACAGTCAGGATATGGAGCCTGTTGTCTATTACAACATCATCCGGTTTAAGGATTTTTGAACTGTGAGGTAAAAAGGCAGGCGAGTGACAGCGTCAGTCTTCTCTATTAAGGAAGCATGTGTCCTTAACCAGTGAAATAGGCGTGGTGAAGCGTAGGTTCACAGGCTTTTGACAAGAGAGCAGTCATGACTACCAACTGCGCCAACTGTCACGCTAGAATTAGGATTGACCAAAGGGATCATCACACCCTTCCAACACCGCCCCGTCCGGTGGGTCAGACGGCGGGACTTTTTAGGCCACGGCTCGGGGGTTCATCCTTTGCCTCCGCTCTCTCCTCATCACGTTCCCGTCCGTGAGGCCGCAGGCGGGGCTTTATAATTACTGGTGAATAATTAATGCCCAAGTTCCACATAGTGACACACGAAATACTGTGCAAGTACGCAGAGGTAGAGGCCGAAACCAGAGAAGAGGCCGAGAAGGTAGCAGAAGCTAACGGTGGCACATGGCTCCGACTACCCATGATATTGGAAAGACGGGTGATCAGGACTCATGACCAGAATGAGCCTCACGAAACGGCACAACAACTAGAGGAGATGTCTGGTGTCTAAGGAAAGTGTTGAAGAGTTCCTTGCCCGTGGTGGCAAGATACAGGAAGTGCCTTTTGGCGAAATTACCATCAAAGATCCAAAGCTCGGCAACCATGGCCCAAGCAAAGTAACTGCTCAGGCGCACATAAGAGCTAGTCAAAAGCGTGAGCAGAAGAAAGACAAAGCCAAATCCAAGGTTAAGGTGTTTGGGTTCAACAGGCCCAGCCCTAAAAAAGATTAGATATCCTGTTAGCTATAGTCTCTGTTGCCGTGGGCAGTTCTATATATCTTTCTAGCTGCGGGACGATGCTCAGATAGTACTGCTCTTGAGTATTGATAAATCTCATCTGCTCCTGCTTCTGATCTGCCGTCAGGTCAGACTTCAACAACGTTCTACGCTGCTTCCTGAGATCTGCAAGCGCACTGGCTGTAGGCTGTAGCTGCTTCCTCAGACCTATGAATTGCTTTTTATTTACCAAGAAACTCTCAAGCTCATCAAACCTACCTTGGTCTTGCAGAAGCTTGGCTGCGTTCTCGGTACGCTTAATGTAGTCCCACATCTCGTAGAAGTCTTCTTTGTTACCGCCACCAAACTCACTGGCAAAGAATCTTCGTATGATCGGATACTGAGAGACATCGGTTCCAGCAAGCACCGCTCTGTTGTCTCCTTGAAGAAAGCTGTCTCTCAATCCGTAATCAGCCATGCCCAAGATATAAGATCCAATCGTGCCGCCATAACCTTTCATCAAATGATCTAGTTTGATCGGGCTGATGCCCAAGACCTTCGCCATATTCTTGGCAACCTCCGTTGTAGAGGCAAGCTCTTGAAGCTCTGGTGGCAATGATGAATCTATAAATACGGGAGTTACAGGCCTGCCTGTATAGAGGTCGTAGTTCATGTACGCCTCCATAATTGGAGTTACTGCCTGTGGAGGCTGAACACCAAGCGTTCCAAACACTGCTCGGCCTATTGATTGCTGCGCCTCTCTGGCGGTGGTGCCTTCGTTGTAAGAGTCAATGATCCGCTCAGGCAGCGTCTTGAAAATAAGGCCAACCTCAAACGGGATTGGAATTCTAACCGGCACACCAGACGGTGTTGGTATAAGCCAGTAGTTGTCTTTTATTTCTTCGGTCTGCTCTTTGTACTGCTCATCATCACTAACCATTGTGTAGTAAATGGCTGTGCTCGCAGCTATCAAAGATCCTCTGGCGATAAAGCTCATGGCTGCCTGAGAGCGTGACAAGTCTCTGTTGGCAGAGCTTTTGCCTGTACCGGCCCGTGCAAGGACATCTAAGCCTTGTATCCTAGCGTTCAAGAAAGGAATCGTTGCTGTAACCAAACGCATAACAGGGCTGCTGCCACGGCGACCAAAGTTCAACACTTCCATCGCTTGATAGCTGGCTTCTGCCTCATTACCTGTACGGGCTAATACATCGTTGTAAACAGCGTTTCTAGTAGCAGCGTCTGAGCGAGTTGTCGCTTGACCAAGAAGATCCCAACCGCCGATAAAGAATTTACTAAGAAGCCCTCTTTGATCTACATTCTTGTTTCTTTTTTGAAGTATCTTTCCTGCGTACTCGCCAATGTTTTCTGGGTCATTCTTGTAGTCATAACCGCCTACAACACCTGTCCTCTCAAGCTTCTCCATTCCTTCAGCGTAACCAGCAATGGTATCGGCTATTGGCACAAAGCTAGACCCAGAAGTGACGAATGCAGACAGCGAGTCACGCAGCATGTTTGCAATAACAAACCCCGGCTCCCGTGTAACCATCTCTCGCAAAAAACGGGATGGGAAACCCAGTATCTTAGAAACTTCACGCTCTACACCACCAGCAGGCTCAACAGTCAACGACTCATATATTAACGGGTCATCAACAATGAACTTACGTCTATTGCCGTTGACTTTGAAGGTGACAACAGCCTCGCCTGTAGTGTTCTGTCCCGGCTTGACCTCTCTTGCTAGGCCAATGTTTCTCATATCCCTGACAATGCGTTGCTGGGCAACATTCTTCATGCCCATGCTAATCGCTGCGTTCAGGTTCATGGATATTGCTTCCAAGAGCGGCACGTTAACTTCTTTTTCGCTGCCTTTGATTGCCTTTAGGTCTGCGCTTGCAGTCAGGCCGCCAAAGATGTTCGGCGCGTTTGGAGTGTCGGCACCTTCTACTTGACGATAGAAAGGCACATAGTCTGACTGGTCTTGCCACATCTCTGCGGTCTCTGCATCAACAACACCCGTATCTTTGAGAAACTGAACGGTGTAGCCGTTGTAGTCTTGCCAAGCGTCATACCAGTCCTTGATTATTGAATTGCCATTCTCATCCAAGAAAGACTCTGCGGTTGCAATGTTAGCTGCATGATCCGCCGGGGTTCCCGGTACAGCTATGCCTTTTGCTCGCAAACGCTCGGATCTCTTAGCTATTGAGTAGGCCTGAGCCATTTGCTCAAGAGACCCATGCTCCTTGGTGTACAGCATGGACATCAAATCTATGAGGCCTCTAATTTTTTTGGTTTCGCCCCGACTGTTGGTGTGGTTGAAATCCGCTATCTTGGTCATACCGCCTGTGTACACAGGGACACCGTACTGAAGAGCGGCTGCGGTTATCGCATTAGATCTGTCAGCCATCAGAGCGGCAGCCAAAGACGATGAGTCAGCAAGCAAGTTGCCAAGCATGCCTTGGTAGTTTTCTAGCTGGGCATACCTATTGACCGCTGCCTGTTTAGCCTTGGTCAACCACTTGGCTATCGGCCCTTGATCTAAGACGTTGAGATAGGTCTGTCCGGGGGTATTCGTGGGTAGGTCTGCAACAACATTGTCTATTGCAGCCTGAGCAGCGGGGTTTATCTCTGGCGCGTTAGACCTAGAGAATGCAGGCATTTCACTATCTGAAAGCTCTTGGCCTTTGTCTGGGTCGGCTGCTACAGCTTGTGCATATCGGTCTGCGCCGGGATTAAACCGTGGCACCGTGCCTGCGGGACGATTCTCTGCTATTTGTAGATTGTCAGCTACAACACGGTCAACTTCGCTTTGACCTATGACCTCTCTGCGCTTGTATTTATCAAGCAGGTTGAATGGAAGCCCTACGTCTTCAGTCTGTACCTCTCTGGCAGCATCGCCTCTTCCTCTGCGCCTAGAGGCTGAGTCGGGTCTCGGTCTGGGTACGCCGCCATCAGATAGTTTTCTCTCGTAAGTGGCTGCTTGGTCGCCTTCAGGTATCCCTCCGTCAGATCGTTCCCAGTCGGGCGGCTTGATTTGTCCTGCATGTTCATAGATGGCCTCTCTAGCCTGATCCAGCGTTATTTGCTTCTTATTATACTGCTTCCATATATTGTCTACAACTTCCACATTACTGTTTTGAGACTTGTACTCTGGTCGGAAAAGGCCTCTGACCGCTTCCCATGTAATGGACTGCATCTCTCTAGGTAAAACACCGCGCTCCTTAGCAGCACGGCGGTAGGCCTCCTCGTAGATTGAGTACACGCCGTTTAGGCCCGTAATACTTGACGATGAACCCTTCGTTCCAAAATTGTGAGAAACCTCAAATGCACTGCCGCCAAGAGGCTTAAGAAGTCCTGCCGCAACAGCATGGGTGTCTATGGTTACATAGCCAAGATCCGAGTCTGGATCGAATATGTTGTTGTAAAAGTTTCTGACTTTGTTTGCCGAACCAAGCGATGCAGATATGGTGTCAATGTCAGTTTCTCTTAGGGCTTTAATTGACTTGGCTATCTCAGTTAGAGACCCCCAAGCCACCTTAGAGTTGCTACCGTCAGAATTCTTTGCGTAGTCGAGAAGTCTGCCGTCAGGGGATACAATCCTGTAGCTAGGGTCGTTATAGGTCTGGTCAAAAGTCCTGATCCACATAGCGCCTAGCTGCTCACCTTGCCCCGGCTCATTGAATTTATCCAGTACTTGATCAAGGGAGCTAGAGCCTATCAGATTAAGCATCTCACGATTTCTGGCTTGACCCTTGGCGCTTATGCCATCATGAAAGAATATTTCTTCGGCGCGAGCTTTCATCTCAGGAGTAAAAGGCTGCCCTGCGTGATCAAAGAACGTATCAATAGTTCTCTCTGCGAGCGAGGCGTTTTGATACCAGTCCTTTTGCGGAGACAGGTTGGCTGCAACAGCAGCAGCTTGTTGCATGGTTAAGTTGTGACGTTCTGCAAATCTACGGACTAAAGCGTTTGCGCCTTTGTACCAAACCTTCGAGTTATTACGGGTATCAGCCGGAACCCTGTCATATATATTGAGCAGATTATTCTTAACAAGCTCAACAAATGCCTCTGCTTTTTGTTTATCTGATCTTAGGTCTTTTGATTTCTGCAGTATCGGATAGAGGTTAGCGTCTTTGATAAGCTCCATGTTCTTGCCAAAGACCTTGCCGTCAGCAAGAAAGGTTTCGTAGTCATTGACTA